CCAAGACCATCGCCTGGGCACGCCTGAAGCGCAAGGTCGAACCCATGCTTCGGTATGGCGGCGTCGAGATCAACGAGGTGGACCTAGCCGTTACTCTGAAATCCAACGGTGCCACGATCCGCCTGTTCGGCGGAGACAACCCAGACGCGCTGCGTGGCGTGCGCCTTGATGGCTGCGTCATCGACGAAGTGGCCCAGATCAAGCCCGAAGTCTGGAACGACATCATCCAGCCGGCGCTGTCAGACCGTAAGGGCTGGGCCATGTTCATCGGCACGCCGGCAGGAATCAACCTGTTCAGCGAGCTGTTCTATCGGGCGGGTTCGCTTCCAGACTGGTACGCGGCCAGGTACACGGTCAATGACACCGACGCGCTAGACCGCGATGAGGTCGAGCGCCTGCGGCGCGACATGCCAGAAGCCGCTTTCGCGCGCGAGTACCTATGCGACTTCAGCGCCGCCGGCTCGGATCAGCTCATTAGCCTTTCAGACACCGAGACAGCGGCAGGCCGCGAGTACACGGACAGCGACGTACTCGAGTTCCCTCTGGTGGTCGGCGTCGATCCGGCCCGGTTCGGCGATGACCGGAGCGTGATCGTGCTGCGGCAAGGACTGCGCATGGAAGACCCGATCATCTATCAAGGCATGGACAACATGCAACTGGCCGCAGCCGTTGCCAACGTCATCGAGGACCGCGATCCGGACGCCGTGTTCATCGACTCCGGTGCCGGCGCTGGCGTCATCGACCGCCTGCGTCAGTTGGATTACTTCGTGGTCGAGGTGCCGTTCGGCGGCAAGGCGACCCAGCCAAACCTATTCCTCAACAAGCGCGCCGAAATGTGGTGGGCAGTCAAGGAATGGATCGACAACGGTGGCGAGATCCCAGATGACAACACGCTCAAGGCCGAACTGTCCACGCCGACGTTCTGGTACGACCAGGTCGGTCGCCGCGTTCTCGAGAGCAAGGACGAGATCAAGAAGCGGCTACAGGGCGGCGGCAGCCCGGACATCGCCGACGCGCTGGCACTGACGTTCGCCTACCCGGTCGCCAAGCAGTTGCCTCGCGAAGTGCGCGAGAAGATTGACCCACGCCCGAAGGACTATGACCCATACGAGGAGGTATGAGGTGCCCGTAGTGAATATGAACATTTCTAGCGTTTGGAGGTCAGCATGATTCGTTTGGCTACTGCCGATGACGAGGATGCGATCCTTGGCATGGCAAGAGAATTCGCAGCATTCACGCCTTACAAAGACCTGGTCGTTGCAACCGATGATGAACTTCGCACTGTCATCCGATGGTTCGTCGATAATGCGACGATTTTCATTTCAGATGATGCTGGCAAGGCTGTTGGAATGTTGTTCGCAATTCTGTCGCCTGTTTGGTATGCACCACGATTCAAGATGGCGACGGAAATCGCATGGTGGGTCGCGCCATCGCATCGCGGAGGGTCAAGGGCCGTCCGACTTGTGCGCGAATTTGAATCATGGGCACGCAGCAACGGTGCAGTAATCGTGAACATGAGTAATCTGCAAATGGAAAATGCTTCACAAGTAGCGGGCGTGCTGAAGAAACTCGGATATTCGTTATCCGAACAAACACATTCAAAAAGGATCTGATAATGCCATTTGGAACTTCTGCAGCAATCATCGGTCTTGCGGCAGCTGGAGTTGCTGCTGCGGCAGCTGGAACTGGCTACGCAATTTATGCCGGCGAGCAGGGCAAGAAGGCACAGCAGGATGCAATGCGTCAACAGCAGGCTGCCCAGGCTCAGGCTGCCAGGCAAGCGCAGGCGCAGACTGAGGCATCGATGGGTGCCATGCGTGCGGCTAACCGCCGCGCACCAGACGTGGCAGGCATCATGCAGGCCGCGCAGGAGGCCGGAGGCGGCGGGCCTGCCAGCACCATGCTTACTGGGCCTATGGGCGTCAACCCGCAGGATCTTCAGCTCGGACGCAGTTCCCTCCTCGGTGGCTAAACCATGAGCGAATACTCCGGCGACAACCGCAGTTACAAAAACGCGCCGCAGCGTGATCGACTGTTCACGCGCTGGGGTCAGCTCAAGTCCGAGCGTGCATCGTGGTTTGCGCACTGGCAGGAGATCACTTCCTACCTGCTGCCGCGCAACGGTCGTTACTTCCGACAGGATCGCGACCGCGGCTGGCGTCGCCACAACAACATCTACGACAACACCGGAACGCGGTCGCTCCGCACGCTCGGCGCAGGAATGATGGCCGGCGCGACCAGCCCTGCTCGGCAATGGTTCAGGCTTGCTACGCCTGATCCTGAACTGAACTCGTACCAGCCCGTGAAGTTGTGGCTGGACGATGTGACCAAGCGCATGCAGTTGGTGTTCCAGAAGTCGAACACCTATCGCACGCTGCACCAGATGTACGAGGAACTTGGTGCGTTCGGCACGGCGGCCACGATCATCATGCCTGACTTCAACCAGGTCATCCATCACTACCCGCTGACCTGCGGCGAGTATTGCATTTCGACCGACGCGCAGGGCCGCGTCTGCACGCTCTACCGCGAATTCGAGATGACCGTGTCGCAGATGGTCAAGGAATTCGGATACGACAACTGCTCGACCGGCGTGCAGAACATGTACGACACTGGCACGCTTGACCAATGGGTTCCTGTCATCCACGCTATCGAGCCTCGAGCAGACCGCGACATCACGAAGAAGGACAGCAAGAACATGCCGTTCGGCTCGTTCTATTTCGAGGTCGGCGGCGAGGACGGCGTGTTCCTGCGCGAGAGCGGATTCCAGTATTTCCCATGCTTGGTGCCACGCTGGGCCACCGCCGGCGGCGACATCTACGGGAACAGCCCGGGCATGGAGGCGCTTGGCGACGTGAAGCAGCTCCAGCATGAGCAACTGCGCAAGGCGCAGGCCATCGACTACCAGACCAAACCTCCGCTTCAGGTGCCAACAAGCATGAAGAACCGGGACGTGGAAACGCTGCCTGGCGGCATCTCGTTCGTTGACGGTGCAAGCATGGGCATCAAGACCGCGTTCGAGGTCAACCTGAACCTGCAATACCTGCTGGCCGACATTCAGGACGTGCGCGAGCGCGTCCGTGGATCGTTCTACGCAGACCTGTTCCTCATGCTTGCAAATGCACCCTACACCCGCATGACCGCAACCGAGGTCGCCGAGCGACATGAGGAAAAACTCCTGATGCTGGGGCCGGTGCTCGAGCGACTGCACAATGAGCTGCTGGACCCGCTGGTTGACATCACGTTCAACCGGATGATTACGAGCGGTGCTGTTCCGCCGCCGCCGCCGGAACTGATGGGCATGGATCTGAACGTGGAGTTCGTGTCCATGCTCGCGCAGGCCCAGCGCGCAATCGGCACGAACGCCGTGGATCGGTTCGTCGGCAACCTCGGCCAGATTGCCACGATGAAGCCGGACATTTTGGACAAGTTCGACAGCGATCAGTGGGCCGACATCTACGCCGATATGCTTGGCGTCGATCCGTCCCTGATCGTGGCCGACAAGGACGTGGCTATGGTGCGTCAGGCCCGCAACCAGGCAATGGCCGCCAAGGAACAGGCGGCGGTGTTGCAGCAGCAGTCGCAGACGGCGAAGAATCTGGCGCAGGCACCGACCGCCGGCGAGCCGAATGCATTGACCGACGTGATGAACATGTTCAGCGGATACGGTTCACCATCACCACTTGAACTCTGAAAGGGATCACTATGCCATACCTTAAGCAAGGCACTAATTTCCTTTACGACAATACGACCAACGACATCGTTGGCATCAAGGACGCGGACGGAGGCGAGAAGTACTTCCCGATCATGCGGAACGAGCCGACTTACGCCACTACAACCACAGCCGTGTCAATCGTCGCTCCTGCGGCGACTTTCACCACGCTGACCTACGAGGACAGCAGCGGCAGCGTGCGTCTGGTGAGCGCCGGCATTCACAGCCTCACGAATGCTGTCGCGCAGAACAAGCTTGTTCGCGTCACCTGGGCTGGCGGTACTGGCGTCAACGGCCTGTACGCGGTCACCGATGTCAGCGCGGCCACTACGAAGATCACCATCAACTACCCGCACGCTGCCGGTCTTGGCACTCCAACCGTGACGGTTGTCGGTAACGACATCACTCTTGCTTCGGTGACCATTCCGGCGAACGCGATCAAGCCAGGCATGGAACTTGAGATTGACGCGCTGTTTGCGATGACAGCAAGCGCCAACAACAAGATCTTCAAGGTAAACATCGGCGATGCCGGATGGTATTCGCAGACGGTTGCCGCATCGAACGCGAGCCTGTCCGTTGATAAGCAGGCGTGGGCGAACACAGCCACGACCCTAGTTTCAAACGCTCTTGCGGCACCCGGACACGGTGCGTCAACTG